ATGGCTTCATTTAGACAACGCAACGATACATGGCGAGCCGAGATAAGTGTAAACGGAATTCGCGAAAGTGCAACCTTTGATACAAAAGCTCAGGCTAGGGCTTGGGCATCTAAACGCGAGACTCAGTTACGCGAACAATCGCATGGAAAACTTCCGGACCATTCATTTTTAGAAGCAATTGAACGCTATCTTAATGAAGTAAGTATAAAGAAGAAAACTCATGAGAATGAAGTCAAGCGAATGGCTTTCTTTAAGCGTGAGTATAAAAAGCTATGTCAAAAACAGTTGTCAAAAGTTACCACTGACGATTTAGTCCAGTGGCGTGACTCCCGGTTAAAAGAGGTGCAGGGTGCTACTGTCAGACGTGAAGCAAATATTTTAGCTTCTTTATTTACTGTTGCCCGGAAAGAATGGAAGTGGATTAAAGAGTCTCCAATGGCCGACTTGACTTTACCCCCACCATCAAAGCACCGTGATAGACGAATTGCCCAAGATGAAATTGATAGATTATGTCTTGCAGCAAATTGGGATAACAATGTCCCGGTAAACTCTACCCAGCAAATTATAATTGCCTTTCTCTTTGCGATTGAGACAGCTATGCGCGCTGGTGAGATTGTTGGCTTGACTTGGGATCGTGTTTATTTAAAAGATAGATATTTAGTTTTAAATGAAACAAAGAATGGTACTAAACGAAATGTACCACTATCTAAGCGTGCAGTTGAGTTGCTTACTTTATTAAAAGGTCTTGATAAAAAGCAGGTCTTTACTTGTAATTCCCAAAGCTTTGATACGCTTTGGCGTAAATTGAGAGATAGATGTCAAATCACTGACTTGCATTTTCATGACACACGCCATGAAGCTTGTACACGCCTTGCAAGGAAATTAGAAGTTTTAGACTTGGCCCGTATGATTGGGCATAAAGACTTAAGAAGCTTGATGGTCTATTACAATGCTACTGCAAGCGAAATTGCAACGAGGCTAGATTAGCCCCGTTTGCGTGGTCTTCCTTTCTTTGGCTCATCATCCGATTGTTCATTCAACCAGTTTGATAGCTCTGCCAAGTTCCATCGTCTTCCTTGACCGCACTTAATAACATAGCGCGGTTTAGGGAAGGTTGGCAGGCAGCAAACTGCTGCCTTAAAGTGTACATCTCGATATCCCAAGAACTCAGCAGCTTGAGAATCATTTAGCCAAATATCTGAAGGTGGTAACGCTACAACAAAGTTACTACCTATATTCGCAATTGCTGTCATTTCACCCCTGACTGCAAAATTCAGCTCGCACGTAATACAAACCGAACTCCGCCAGTTTATGCCCCTGTTGAGTATTGGCAAGAACCTGATGCATGGGTGTTTAAAGTTGAAGAAGGAAACTTCAAGCAACTTAAGTTGAAAGTTTATACGCTTCCAAAGAACCTCAAGCCTAAAGATGAAATCCCTCTACCACCTCAATACAAACGCCCATTAAAGCTGACTTTGGCAATTGAGATAGCTTCAATGTTTGGTACAGAGCCGCCATTAAGTGTGATTCAAAACCAAAGCAATGCAATAGAAATGCTTAAATCCAGCAACTCTGTTCCAGCTTATGCAACCAATGATCTACCAGTAGGAGTTAGATGTTATGGCGAGTACCATCATTGATATTCCTATTGTGGGGCAGTCCTACCACCTAAAAGACTGGTCAGTTGATTGCCAACGCACACTCAACCTTTTTCCGCAAGTGGTTGAAAGTGGTAATGCGCCACAAGTTGCCGCGCTACTTCCAACATCAGGCCTAATTAAAAAGTTTGAGTTTGATAGCTATATTCGCGGCATGTATGCCATGAGTAATCAACTATTGGTGGTAGCAGGTCAAAAACTTTTGTCGGTTAAGTCTGATAACTCTGTGAAGGAGTTAGGAGAAGTTACAGGCATTGGACGTGTTTATTTTGCTGATAACTCAGTTCAAGTAATGATTGTAAGTAACAATACTTACAGTCTTGATCTTAAGAGCAATGTTCTTACTAAACTTGAGCTGGGTGATTTCTTTGGAGCATCCGATATAACGGTCCTTGATTCTCGTTTTATATGGACTGTTCCTCAATCTGGCCGTATTCAATGGTCTGATTTACTCTCTACTAAGACTACTGCACTTAGTTACGCTACTGCAGAGGCTAAGTCTGACAATCTCGTTAGAACTATTGAAAATAATGGGCAGCTTTGGCTTATAGGCGAAAGAACAACTGAGATTTGGGGTTCAACTACTTCAAAGGATCAGCCATTCCAACGAATGGGCGGTGGTGTTATACCAACCGGATGTATTGCACCTGCTTCGGTTTGTCGATTCGGCGATAGTCTCGCTTGGGTAACACGTACTGAGCATGGTCAAGGGCAGATTGTGATGACTGAGGGGTTCTCAACATTACGTATCTCTAACCATGCTATTGAGACAGATATTAGTAGCTATCAAAATATACAAGATGCCTATGGATTTGCTTATCAGGAAAATGGGCACGCTTTTCTATTAATGACTTTCCCAAGTGCAAAAAAGACTTGGTGTTATGACGCATCAACAAAGATGTGGCATGAGCGTAGTTATTACAATCCAAAAACATCCCAACACGAACATCACCGGGCATTTGTACATAGTTTTTTTAGTGGAATGCAGCTGGTAGGAGACAGACAAAACGGGAAGATCTATCAGCTAACTCAAAGTAGCAATACAGATGATGGCGAAACAATTGTTCGTGAACGTATAACTCCAGTCGTTAATCCGACAACAGACCGTTGGATCTTTCACCACTTAGAAGTATCAGCGCAAGTTGGTCAAGAGACAAATACAAAACCACAAATCATTTTAGATTGGTCAGATAACCGAGGTCGAACTTGGTCTTATTCAAGACAAATCGATTTGGGCGGTGTCGGCGAATATGACAAGCGATTGATCTTCAAACGACTTGGGCAGTCATTTAACCGTGTTTTCCGGTTGCGGTTTACAGATGCTTCAAGGCTTGTGGTACTTGAAGCAAAGGCAAAGGTGAGTCAATGAACTTAGAACCTCCTTATAACCATCCAATGTATGAAAATGGGCAGATGACTATGCCTTGGCGAACCTATTTTGACCAAATTACCAAGTTACTAATCAAATTGAATGAGGCATCAAATGAACCATGAGATTGAAGATCATGACAATACTTTGTTGCTCATGCAGATTTTAGGTGACATCCAGAACCGTTCTTACATTGAGTTAGTACGAGATGTTGAGCAGAAATTAAAAGCAGGAATTTCTGAGGGTGACATTCCAGAAGGTGAAGCTCCAGTTACACATCACTTTGCTCCAAATGTTTATATGCGTCAGATGGATGCTCCAGCTGGTTCTTTAGTTGTTAGTAAAATGCATCGTACCGAACATCTGAATATTTTGCTCAAAGGCAGCTTAACAGTAGTCACTGAAAACGGTATTGAATTCTTGAAAGCTCCCATGGTGATTAAGTCGATGCCCGGAACAAAACGAATTGGATACTTTCATGAGGATAGCTCATGGATAACAGTCCATCCAACACAATTGACAGATGTAGAAGAAATTGAAAAAGAAGTGATTGTCCCTGAAGAAGAAATAGACAACTTCTTAGCTTCAATTGGGCACAAAGCAGAGGAGTTTAAGTTATGTCATGGGGAGCCGTAATCGCAGGTGGTGCAGCGATTGTTGGTGGCGCTATGTCATCAAATGCATCCAAAAAAGCAGGTAAACAACAATCACAAGCAGCCGAAGCAGCCGCACAGGCTCAGCTAGAGCAATACAACCAAACCCGCGAAGACCTTGCACCTTATCGTGAGGCGGGCGGTTATGGTTTAGAGCAATTATTAGCAGGTTACAAAGATGGCAGTTTGCTTAAGAGCTATGATGGCTCGCAACTTTATCAAGATCCTTCTTATAAGTTCCGGCTGAATGAAGGGTTGGGTGCAGTCCAATCTGGAGCAGCATCTCAAGGTGGTTTATTAAGTGGGGCAACGCTTCGAGCTTTAAATAACTACGGCCAAGAGGCAGCAAGCCAAGAATATAACAATGCCTATACCCGCTATACCAATGATCAGCAAAACCGCTATGCACGACTTAAAGACTTGGCGAACATGGGCCAGAACTCGGCTGTTCAGACTGGAACAATGGGACAAAGTGCAGTAGGTGCAGCAGGCGCGAACTTGATGCAAGGCGCTAATGCATCTGCAGCAGGTACAATTGGGGCTAACAACGCTTGGACTAACACAATTGGACAATTAGGCTCCGTTGCATCTGCGTATATGAATAACCGCAACACTGGAACAAAGGTGGTTTAAATGGCTATTGATGCTTCTATCCCTTTACAGGCGCAAGGGATTAATGTTGCCAAGATGCTTGATGAGGGCTCGCAAATCGGTCAACTTTGGCAACAACAGCGCCTGAACAAAGAACTAGACCGTATTTATAATGAATCACAAGGTGATGTTAATAAAATGCTGAGTCTTGGTCAGCAATCCCAAATGGCTCGTTATATTGTCCCTCAAATTCAAGCACAGCAAGCAGCTAGCCAAAAAAATCTTTTAGATCAGCAAAAGACGTTGGCTGAGATTGCTAATACAACTGCACAAGCCAATGAACGGACTGCAAATGCTGGCAACACCACTTTTGATACATCGCAAAAGAAATACGGTGCAATTCAAGGAGCGTTCCAGCAGGCTGCGATGACTGGTGACAAGGGCACTGTACTATTAGCCCTTGATGCTCTGCAAAGAACCGGCGCCATTACTCCCGAGGACTATGCTCACAACTTTAAAGTTGTAAGTGTTATGAGCCCGGATGAAATCAAACAATATGCAACAGGTAGTGGTTTGTTGAATAAGGACTTAGCCCCTTACTTAAGTCAAACCAAAAACAATGAAGCAGACAATGCTACATCCGTTGCCAACAATATCCGCACAACTGATGCGTCAAGGCATGCGACTGATACCGCAGCTGCAACAGCAGATAAAAACCGTGCTCAAGATGCTCAACAGTTTAGCCAAAAACAGCAACTTGATGAATGGTTAGCGAAAAATAAGCCTATTGGAACAGAGATGGGGAACGATGGCTATATGTATGCCATTTATCCGGGTGGGAAAGGTGTAAGAATCTCAGATGAGAGAGGATCTCCCATTCAAGTTCAATCAAAAGGGTCCAATAGTATGGTTGCTTCTCAGAATGAAGAAAAGCAACGGATTAGCAGAGTTAATGCCGTGCTCGATGAGATTCAAGGAATCTTGCCGCAAGCTACTGCAAGCTATGCAGGTCGAGGTATTGATCTGTTAGCACGTGGAGTTGGCTTAGCAACTCCGGGTGATGTAGCAACTGGTAAGCTTGGAACATTAGGCGGTCAATTAGTAGCTCTTATGCCGAAAATGTCAGGGCCGCAATCCGACAAGGATGTTGCAATGTACAAGCAAATGGCTGGTCAGTTAGATGATCCAACCATTCCATTGCAAGTTCGACAGGCAGCATTAGAAACTATTCGAAGCTTAAACAATAAATATGCTGAAATGAACTCGCAAAGGCCTGCAACAGTGCCTTATCGAAATGATGCACCTACTAATGCACAGCCTCAAAACCAAGCAAAGTTGAACAATATTCTGTTTGGTAAATAAATGTGCTATAAATTCCCTCATCAAGGTGGGGGTCTTTATGAAAAAAATAGCAGTATTTGCAACTATATTATTTATACCGTTCTTGGCTAATACAGCAACATCTTATGAAATTGAGAAATCTATTAATGATGAGACTTTTGTAATTAATGGAGAGATTTTTAAAGCAAAAAGTTACTGTATGAATATGGAAGAAGGTGATAGGGTAATTTTTATAGAAGGCAGCCCACATGGAGCGTGTTCTTCAGCTAAGCTTTATAACTTAAGAACTGAAAAAACATGTAACGTTTGGTGCGAATAATGAAAAAATTAATAATTCTAATTATGCCAATAGTTGCTTTGCTTGGCTGTGCTACAGCAGATATTGTTCCTATAGGCGCAGATACATATATGATTTCGCAAACATCCGCAGGTGGCATGTTTAAAAGCATGAGTTCGCTTAAAACAGGAGTGATAAAGCGTGCAAATGAATATGCAGCCTCACAAGGGAAAGTTGCAGTGCCAATTGCAGAGACTGAATATCCTGCTTATCCGGGCCGCATGCCTGCTTACGAGTATCAATTCAGACTGTTAGATAGGAATGACTCTAAGGCTGGTGGTGCATCATTAAAGCCAAAATCAGTTGTAATTGAAAACCACATTATTACTGAGTAAATTATGTCTTCATCAAAAAGCTGCCTTCTCGGCAGCTTTTTTATTGCCTAAGGAAAAGTTATGGCATCAGCTCAAAAATACATGCAACTGCTTAACAATCCAAATGCTCGCCGAATGCTTGATTTAATCGCAAGTGCAGAAGGCGTTAAGCATGGCTATAACACACTATTTGGCAATCAGCGGTTTGATGATTTATCAGGGCATCCCAATATTCGCAAAGCATTTACCCAAACAGATGGCAAGAAAAACTACACGACAGCAGCTGGACGTTATCAATTCCTGAATGACACATGGAATGGGTTATCAAGACAATATGGCCTTAGAGATTTCTCACCACAGTCGCAAGACATTGGAGCAATCGCTTTGCTTGACCAGATTGGGGCCCTTCCCTATGTGTTAAAGGGTGATTTCGGTACTGCTATTAAAAAGTCTGGGGGGACATGGGCATCATTGCCTTCATCAAACTATGCTCAAAATAAGCGGTCATGGGACTTTATCAACAAACAACTAGGTAGCAAGGTAAGTACTTTTGAGCCTGAGTTTGTTGATTTAAAGAAAGTTGGTATTTCAGCTAATTTCCAACCAAAAATGGTTGATCTTGCAAGCGTTGGAATTGGGACAAAATCCGATTTTCAGCCAGAATTTGTGGACTTAAGGTCAGTTGGAATAGGTGTTTAAAATGGCTAGTCAAAATGATATTTCAGCCCGTATCGCAACTGCAAAAAAAGAAGGCTTCACAGATGAACAGATCTACTCAAGCCTAGCTTCTAATGCTGGATTTGGGAAACGCATTTCAATGGCGAAAAAAGAGGGCTTCTCTGATGTCCAAATTGCGCAGAATCTAGGTTTAAACCTTCAAAAAGATCTAGGACAGCAGAAGCCTATCAAGGTGTCTGCGTCTTTCAAGCCTTTTGATTGGCAAGCAGCACAACAGAAGGCTATGCAAGAACAAGCTAAAGCGGCAGGCCCTACACGGTTATGGGAATCTGCCTTGCTTGGTGCTTCTGATCTTGGTGCAGGGGTAGTGCAAGGTTTTGCTTATGCAGGTGATAAGCTCGGACAAGGGTTGAACGCTGCATTAGGCACTAACTTTGATACTGGTGCTTATGACCGGTTCACTAATCAACGGAAGGATATTCAAGACTTCCACCAAGCACGTCGCCAACAAGCTGGACAAGGATATGATGTAGCACGTCTAGGCGGACAAATAGCCGCTACAGCACCATTAGGTGCTTTAGGTCGTGGTTATGAAGGGGCAGCAATTCTTTCAAAAGCTGGTGCAGGTGTGGCAGCACAAAATGCAGCAGTTGGCGCAGCGATTGGAGGTGCAGGATTTGCTGAGAATGGCAAGCAGCGTTTAGAAAATGCAGCACTAGGTGGTATTGGTGGTGCAGCAGGTGCAGCGATTGGTGAAAAGGTTGGGCAGGGTGTTTCTAAGGTCGCTAGATCGGTTAAAAACACAGGTTCACGTGCAGCTCAACAAACAGCACAAGCCATTGATAAAAACCTTGATGATGCCTTACGTCAACAGGGGATGTCTCTTGGTGATTTATCTGATGATGTTGCTAATGGTTTACGCAAAGAAGCCCGCGATGCATTAAAAGCAGGAAAGAACCTAAATCCCGAAGCAGTTGCTCGAAAGGCAGTTCTGGATCAAGTTGGGATTAAGGGTACAAAAGGTCAGGTGAGTGGAAATGCTGAAGTTTGGCAAAGAGAAGCTGAACTTGCAAAACTTCAAAATGTAGGAACACCACTTCGTGAAAAGTTTATTGAAGACAATAAACAATTAGCCAACTTGTTAGAAGATGCTACCACAAGAACAGGTGGCAAGGCAGTTGATCAATATGGTGCTATGCAGAGTGTTGTTAATTCATTAAATTCTCAACTTGATCAAAACAAGCAATTCATTGGTGCCGCATATGATGCTGCAAAAAAAGCAGCAGGTAACGATGTTGTGATTGATGGTCGTGGATTTGCAAACGATGCTTTCACTGCTCTGGATCAAAATTATGCGCTCTCAAGCTTGCCACCAAGTGTTCAAAAGATCATAAAAGATGTGGCAGACAACCCTGATAAGTTCACTTTAGGCAAATCAGAAGAACTGATCAAAATTCTGAATCGTGAATACAAATCATCATTACTAATGGGTCAGCCAACAAGCTCGACATACTCAATTGGCTTAGTCCGTGATGCCTTGAATAAGCGCCAAGCTGAAGCAATGCAGGGGTTGTTGACTAATGGTAATGATGCTGCTCAAGCATATCAATTCGCACGACAGGCTAACCAATTCAATGCAAATCAAATTGAAGGCATGCCTTTGCTACAAGATGTGAGAAAGGGTGTTGAGCCAGATAAGTTGTTCAATAAACATATCTTAAATGGAAATGTTAATGAGCTTGATCGAACTATTAAGCTACTCAACAACGTTAATCCTCAAGCGGTAGCAGACTTGAAACAGCAAACCCTTGAGTATATTGCGAATAAGGCCATTAAGCAGAATGGTCAGTTTAGTCCAGCATCAATGAAAGGGGCTCTCGATTCGATAGGGGATCGACGCTTAGCAATTCTATTTGAACCATCTGAGCTGAAAAATATTAAAAATATTAGCAAAGCAGGTGAATATCTTGTCACCCAGCCTAACAACGCATATGTGAATAATTCAAACTCTGCGTCAGGTGCAATCAACAGCCTTATGAATTTCTTTGGAAGTCCAAAGGTAAAATCAGTTTTAAATCTACCCTACCTTAAGGACTATGTTGTTGATCCTATAAGTAACTATGGAAATAGTAGGGCTGTTAACAATGCTCTACGTCCTGATGTATCTGGTTTACCTATAGCACCAACTCCACCGACTGCACAAGAACAGTCTCTTATAGATCGTCTCGTTCAAGCTGGGTTACTTGGTGGCGCAGGATCGACAAGACAGTAAAACCAAACAAAACACACAACCGCCTTCGGGCGGTTTTTTATTTGAGGTCAATATGTATCCATTAATGACCAACGTCACAGCTCAATTTGTTGATGACAACGGGAAACCTTTGACAGGTGGGCAGGTGTGGACCTACGAATCTGGAACAACAACGCCTAAAGCCACTTATGTTGATCCTGATGGGGTAGCCAAGAACACTAACCCAATTATTCTGGATGAAGCAGGGCGCGCCAATATCTATCTAGATGATGGGGCATATCGGGTAAGGGTTTTATCGGCGGATGGAGTTCTTATTGCTGATACAAACAAACTTTCCCGATATGTAACAAGCACTGAACTAGATGAATTTATTCAGCAAGTACAAGACGGCTTGGATGAATTAAATCAAGTCAAAGAATCGCTAAATACCATTGTTGAGCAAGGCATTGAAGCCCAAAAAGGTGTCGCTGGCGGTCTAGTTCCATTAGATGAAAACGACAAGATTGACCCTCTCTACCTTAAAACAAGTGACGCCTTAGATCTTGATGACTCAAAAACATTAGCCAGCTCTAAGGCGGTAAAGACTCTCCAAGACAAAAAGCTTGAAAAGAAAGACCTAGCCACTGGTTTAGCCCCAGTTTTTGCAGTGCGTGGTTATGGCTCCTTCACTGGTGATGGGACAAAAATTGGAACAGGTGGAAACTTCAAATCAGCCACAAGAATAAGCATGGGGCTATTTGAAGTCGAGCTAGAAACAGCAATGCCTGATGCAAATTATAGTGTATTCCCTACCTGTACAAGACAAGGTGGCGGTGATGCTCAAGCTGCTAATCCTGATGGAGGATTTGCTCAGACAACCACAAAATTTAGGATTGTTTGTGCCTACGGTGGAGATAACACCCAAGGGTATTTCAATCCATCCCGAATAGACTTTTTTGTGATTTAACGCACCCTGTTGGGTGCTTTTTTATGGATAAATAAAAATGGCACAACTCGCTCCAATGATGCAGCTGCGTCCCCGCTTTGAAGACAAATGTGGACATCCTCTAGCTGGGGGCAATGTATTTGCATTTGAAGCAGGCACATCAAACCCTAAAGCAACTTATGCAGATGCCGAAGGAACTATCCCAAACACACATCCGATCAAACTTGATTATCGTGGTGAGGCAGATATTTTCCTATTATCGGGCCGCTATAGATTTGTTGTGTATTCATGCACAGGTGTAAAAATCTATGATGTTGACGATGTTGGTGAATGGCTCGGAACGCTTACAGCTGATCGGGTAATTGATGGTGATAAGTCTCAACATCAAATTAATATCGATCAAGCTGAGAAAAATCTAGAGCTATCTGAAGAAATTGTAAGTTCAGTAAAATCTGAGCAGGACAGAGCACTTTTAGCTGAATCAACTCTTCAGACTAGTATCGGTAATGAAAGCACTCGAGCCACAGATGCAGAAGCAAATCTAAGCTTAAAAATTGATGGCGAAACGTCACGCGCACAAGCGGCTGAACAAAACCTTCAGGTTCAGATTACAACAGGCAATGCTGGCATCAAATACTTCTCAACCGAAGCTGAGTTATTAGCATTTGTACCAACCACAACAGATCCAAAGCAAGCCTATGCTTTTGATACAAAGAAAAACTATTTGTGGAAGCTTAAATCTGGTTCGACTACTGAGTATGAATGGAAAGACGAGGGTGTCAGTCAACTAGATCAAGCAAAAAAATATACAGATGAAAAAGCTAAGTTTGAAACTGGCAGTGATCTAGCCACCCTGAAAGATATTAATGGTAAAACCGTCTTTTTAATTAAGAAGAGTGGTAAGTTCTATATTGTTGGACTGCCTAACGATATTGCATCTTGTATAAATACACTTAATGGTCTTATTTATACATCGAATTCTAGTAACTTAATTGAGAGTTTTGATCTAAATGGTCGACCTTCATTAACACAGAACAAGTTTGGTGACCTGATTTTGCCAAATATAGGGAACTTAACTCTTGCACTTAAAGCACTAAAGAATGATGTATCAAGTCAAAACTCTTTAAACCTTCCTGCAGCTCATATAAGTGGGAAATATGCTGACTATGTTTTAACTGAAGCAATGCCGGATTTTGAGCATACAGATTATTTGCTTAAAGCTTCAGACGTGAATGCCCTTAATATTTTCCCTCATGCCGTTACAATGCTTCGTATTCCAGCAATTACACGGATTGGAAAATCAAAATATCTTTTATTCTTTGAAGCCCGAGAAAGTGTTGATGACTTTGGTAAGAATAGTCAAGGTGTGGCAACCGTTGATATTAACGAAACCTCTAGTGTAGCTACAATTTCTAATGTGCAATGCTTGCATGCCGCATTCACTGACTCAGAAAATAAGCTCCGTACATTTATGAATGCTTGTGCTGTTAAGTTAGATAGTGGACGGATTATCTGCTTATATGTACGAAGATATAGTACAACTGAGCATCAATTATATAAGCGCTATTCTGATGATGATGGTTTGACGTGGTCAAACTATGAGGATATTACCAGCGTTAAAGGTTCTACCGGCTGGAACCTGCTTTGCCCATGTTCACAGGGTTTAGTTAAGCGTTATGGGCAACATAAAGGCCGAATTGTTTTCCCTCTCTGGACTTCAGGTACTGCATATATAACCACAGCTTTTAGATCTGGTTACGTTTACTCGGATGACTCTGGAGCGACATGGCACCTTGGCGAGTTTGCTGATTATGCTTCCGCAAGCGAGGTTCAATGTGCTGAAGATTTGAATGGCGATATGTTGTTTAGTATCCGCCTAGAAAATGCTACTACTCCTAAGATTATTGCGAGACTTTCCGACTCTACAAAAAAATACACGATGATTCAGACAAATAAGCCATTAACTGAGGCCACTATTATGTCTGGTTTAATCCAAGGTGAGAATAAATACGACAATACAGCGAATAAGTTCCAGCTAACAGCGTGTAGAACCATGAGCAGGCAAGAGCTTTTAATTCACACATCTTACGATGGCGGCGAAAACTGGCGAACCTATTTACTTCCATCAACAGCAGGGAAGAGTGTTGCTTATTCTTGTATTGAGAATATTTCCGCAAGTAAGAAGTTCCTGATATGGGAGACAGATGACACTGTGAATTTTAAATATTCAGTGGTCGCCTTAACAAATTTAGTAAATGAGGTTCAATAATATGGCAACTTTAGTGCTTAAATCATCGAATGCATTAGATTCATCTGTTGATGCTCTTGAGTTTACATTGTACAAGCAGCGCGTTATTGCTGATGGTGGTTTTATTGCGAATGAGGCTGCGGTCAAGGCGGCTTTCCAATATTGTTTTGATAACAACTTAACTGAAAGTGAGGTGTTTTCAGCGACAAGCGCAAATTGGGGGGTAAAACTTGAAGCAGGCAAGCCTAAAAAACTTTACTCTCTTTTTAATGAGTCTGGTGATATTGATGTAACAATTGGGACACCAGCATCAATTAATTACAACACTACTTCTTTTAGCATACCAGTTATTGAACTAAAAGCATCTTCATCAAATGGTTTAAAAACCATAGGAACAGCTAACAATGTAAGAACATCAGGTTTGTGTATCATAGCACGGGCGCCAATGTTAGCCTCTGGTAGCTCTTATGGGACAAATAGCACATTTACTTTAGGGGAAATATCCAACTTAACAAACTCAACATCAGCTGGTGAATCGCTAGATAAACGAATGAATACGCAGTTCTATACCCGCACTGCGAACACTGAACTTGCTAATACATGGCGATATCTAGCTTATGGTTATGGGACACAAGGAAATATTGAAACCACTGCTTCAGAACTAGCAGATGCAACGGTTTGGAATAGAACTTCTACATTCTTGCAAGCTGGGCTAATGCAGCTTTATAAAGATGGCTCAGTATTAAAACAAGACACATCTGTCAATGAAAAAACATGGATTAATGATTTGTATTTTAATATCGGTCGCGCTCGCAGTGCAGCAGTAGCTAATCTGGATTATTCTTCGCCATTGTATGGTTATGTAGCAGAAGCTTGGTGTCTAGTTAACACCACAGCAGAAAAGATGCGCATTTTATCTTTAAGGGCTTCGCAGGTATATGGCCCGTGATCAGCATTAAATAAATCTAACATATGCCCTTTGCTTCAATAGCTTAGGGTTTTTTATTGCCGAAATTAGGGGGAAGGCATGTCAGATACAGAAAGTTATGGTATCCGCTTAGAAAAGAAAGTGGATGATATTCGGCAAGAGGTTAAGTCGCTATCAGAGAGCTTAATTCAGTTAAAAGCTATTAATGAACACCAGAAAGCCCAAAGTGAAGAGAACGCAAGAAAGATTGAGAAACTTGAGTCGGGCGCTCAAAAAACAGAAGGTGCTATTACTTTCCTTAAGTTTTTTGGTGGGTTTGCACTTACTGGGATGATCACCTTTTGTACTTGGATTGTTTCAAATAACCAAGCTTTGCATCAGCGCATTTCAGACACCAATCAAAAGGTTGCAGTCATTGAATCAAAAATTGCATTTAGGGGCACTCCATGAACAGTGAAAATACTCGCGCATATCTAGCTTTCGCATTAGTGGGACTGATGTTTGTTTTAGTGATTGCTTTATTTTTTGTGGATATGCCGCGAGAAAACAGCAATCTGATCAATACGGCATTGGGTTTCATTGCTGGGGCTATGACAACTGCATGTGGCTTTTATTTTGGTAGCTCTGAGTTAGAGAAAAAGAAAGGTGAATCCAATGACAACTAAACCATTCTTTGATGCTGCTCGAGTTATCGCAGGCGGCAAGCTTACACAAGCACAAGTAGACGATCTAAATAAAGTGGTCGATAAACTTGCACCTGGTGGGAAAACTACAAGTGATGTTGGTGTAAACCTAATATCTGGTTTTGAAGGCACACGATTCACAGCCTATGACGATGGTGTGGGCATCTGGACCATTGGCACTGGCACCACAGTTTATCCAAATGGTGTGAAGGTTAAGCAAGGTGACATTTGCACACCTGAGCAAGCTAAGACTTACTTTAAGCATGACTTAGCGAAATTTGAAAAGACAGTTAATGAATCTGTAACTGTGCCCATAAATCAAAATCAGTTTGATGCTTTGGTTTCTCTGACTTACAACATTGGCGCAGGTGCTTTAAAGAATTCAACTTTGCTTAAGTTGCTTAATAAAGGTAACTACAAAGGCGCTGCTGATCAATTCCTTGTATGGAACAAAGCAGGTGGCAAAGTTATGAAGGGCCTAGTTCGTCGCCGAGAAGCTGAACGAGCACTCTTTTTAAAGAAGTAACTTATATGTGCAAGCGTACCAAAGTTGCATCGATCATCACAATGCTGTGCTTAATCTTCTCAGGTTGCACAGCTCACACTATTAATAGTAATGTGAATGTCTCGATTTGTGTAAAAGCCCTTTGAGTAGGGCTATTTAGAACCTTTTATTATTTCATTTACAGCATCTTCAAAAGTGAGAGATTCATTCTTTTCTCTAAAGTCCTCAATTATCTTTAGTGTTTCAGGCAAAAACCACACTTCTTTTGCTTTCATGCCTTGTTCTTTTTTCTTGTCTCGTTCTGCCTTTTTTCGTTCTGCTGCTGATTGTGCCATTACCAGTTTTCCTCAATCTCAGTTTCAACTTCTTCACTTTTACGATGGCCTAAAAATTCAACTTTGCCATTAACAACTAGCCAGCCGTCATTTTCTTCAACTGCGTCAAAACCTAATTCAATAGCAATTAAAGCGCGTAACTTTTGATTTTCAAAATAAGTGTCATCTTGTTCAGCATCATCACAATCAACAACAAAATTTGGATGGGTCTCTAAAAACTGTGGGTTATTTTCTAAATATTCTTCAATATCAGATTTTTCGCAAATAGACTCAAACTCTACAGTGTAGATGTAATCACCGTAGTCACCATTCGCAGTAAGTGCAATATTTTCAGAAGTGAAAAGACCAGCATAATCACCATGGCCTTTGATGATTTCTTTTAATTCTTGATTATTAGTAGCATGATAAGTTTTCAT